ATTGGTCTCTTGGTACTCCTTTCTGTGGTTGAGGTAATCCAATAGAACGATTAAAATTAGGTTCTATTCCAGTAGCTCCTGCTTGTTGAGCAGCTTCTTCGGTAGGAAATGTTTGTATTTTACCATCAACATATCCTAAATATTCTTGACCTGGTTGTTGACCTGGTTTTCTTATGTCCACTTTCTTCTTTACTACTTCATCATATTCTGGAGTTCCTGGTTGTAATCCTTCTTGTTGAGCTTCCTGCTCAGCTTGTTGCTGTGCTTGTTGTTGTGCTTCAAGAGTAGGATAAGCACTTTCTTGTCCTAGTTGTTCAACAGCTTTTCCACTAAATGTCATACCAGAAGATTCAAGATTTCCTTGAGCTTCTCTGATTCTTTTTATACCTTCAGCTCCTAATTGTTCTACTTCAAGGTCGTGTTGAGTTTGCATATAATTAATAGCTCCCTCAAAATCAGCTTTAGCCATTTTAACAAGATTATCAAAATATGGGTCAATAGTTTCTTCACTTATTTTATCCATTGTATTTAAAATCTCTTCAGGGTTTACTTCCATATCTTCTGGATAGTTTTCTAATATAAGTTTCCAAAGTTCTCCTACTTCAGAAGTAATTTCTCCACTCTGAATAGCTTGTTCAATCATATCTCTAGCATCTTGTAATCTTTGTTGTTCTTCTTGTTCTTGGGTTGTATCAAATTCAACATCTTCTTCTGCATAAGATTTATATTCATCATCTATAACTGTATAGTTAGTTCCTACTTCAGGAAGTCCACCATATAATTCTTTAAAAGCTGCTTCATCTTTTATGTGTTGTAATCTACCATCTTTAAATTGATAAACTTTAGGGTCTCCAGCAAACTTATATGCCTTACCTTCTGTTAATGCTGAAATATCTGTAGGTGTTTCTGTAGAAGGAGTTTCTGGAGTAGGAGTATCCGTTGTTGGGGTATCAGTAGTAGGAGTTTCAGTTGTAGAAGTTTCACCAATACCAGCTATAGCATCATCTAAACTAACTTCAGTAGTGCCACTATCACCTAAAATCCATCCACCTTGCATTAACTGACTTGCTTCTGCTGAACCTACTGTAACAACAACCTTACTTTTTCCATCTGGAGAAGTTAAAGTTGCTTGTTGAGTTCCTGGTTGTTCTCCAGGGGGTTCTACTATTGGAGGTTCTACCACGGGTGGTTCTGGAGTAGTATTTCCTTGCTCGTGATTATTATATTCACTCTGAGAAACTTGTGTATATCCATTAGAAATCCAAGTATTAAGATTATTTGCAGAAATTCTCATCCAATTACTTCCTTTTTTTATATAGGTATAACCACTACTTGAAGAGCCTGAAGAACCTCCTGAAGAACCTCCTGAAGAACCTCCAGAAGAACCTCCTGAAGAACCTCCAGATGAGCCACCGCTAGAACCACCAGAAGGAGGACCTCCATAAGTTCCAACTCCTGGTGAAGTTGTGTTTCCTGTTGCTGAATCGTACCATCCTGTAGGCATATTTTTATTGTTTTATTTTTAAATTATTATTATCTATTATATATTGAGTTTCATCATCTATTAATCATCAACTGTAGCTCCAGTATCACAAGCTATCCAGTTAGTTCCATCATAAAATACTAATACACCACTTCCACTACCAGCTCCTTCTCCAGCTTTTCTTCCATCTGAAGCATATGCTTGTGAACCAGCTTGAATAGGTAATGTTGAAGTTCCATAATATATCTTAGCTTCTATGTGGTCTATTGATGTGGTGTCTGTAATCCATTTAGCTTTTACCTTTACTTCTATACCAGTTAAAATATAAGTTGCAGTTATTGCAAAACCGAATGTTTTATAAATTTGATATGTATCTTCATCACTTGCTCTAATTTTTAATGCAAACGAAGTATCATCTACGTCATCTCCCGTAAAAGTAGTTCCCCAAAGTTCTGTATCTCCATCTCCAAAAGTTAAATAACCATTATTTCCATCAAATGTTTTTTCTAATTCTGATGTCCAAGTTGTTCCACCATCTTTAGAAAGAGAAATATAAACCTTACCATCTGTTCCAGGAGTAGTAGCAAAACTAGCATCTTCTGAATAAGCATTTGTTGGATTAGTAAAATCTGCTTTTAAAGTTGTTAATTGAACTGTATCTCCATAAGAAGTTCCTACACCGTTTATAGCATAAGCCCTAACTCTATATCCAGTTTTTATAGATAATCCTGTTAATCCTTTGGTGTAAGCACCAGTTCCATAATCTCCATCATCATAAGTTGTACTATCGGAAGTAGTTGGGTCGCCTGATGTCCCTAATTTATAACAAAAACCCCTACGAGTTGCATTTTCTCCACCAGTTGCAGTAATATTTCCATTACCTGTGGCTGTTGTATCTGCAATAGCAGAAACTGCTTGAGTTGTTACGGTTGGAGCTATTGGGTCATAACGAACAGTAATACGAATATGGTCAACATACAAAGTATCTGTTGACGAAGGAATAAGCATTTGAACAGCAACTCCAAAATCAGATGAATTTATTTGAGCAGGTGTCCAAGCTTCTGTCCAAAGGACAAAACCTCCAAAGTTTTTATAACTTTCAATAGTTCCTGGGTTAAAACTTCTATAAGAACCGTAAATTATTGAACCTCCTTTTATAATTTGTCCTCGCATTGTAGTAGTACTGACACCCGTCTTTGATTCAACTTCAACTTTAATCCCTGTTATTGTTACTCCAGTAGGTATAGAAAATCCAAAGTTAGTTGCTTTAAGACGATAAGAACCATTTGGATTTGTTGCTGTTGTTGTTGCATAAGTATTATTACTTACTTTAACATTATCAGGATTATTCCAATTCTCATCACCATATGCTGTATCAATTCCAGTTGTTCCTGGACTCATTGCTATTGTATCTGCCATATAATTATTCTGTTCCCGAAGGGTCATTAAATCCTACCTCTGTCGGTGCGATAGGTAAATTAGCGACAGTATAAGGTGAATTATTTATAACTCCATTACTACCAACATCAAAACTTCCTAAAAGTTTTAAATATGTTCCATCCCATTTTATATAATTATTAGTGCTACCTAATGAGAATTTATAAGCATCAACATCATATCCTAAAAAGAATCCAGTTCCAGTTGCATAACCAGTTTGTCCACCTAAAATATATCCTGTACTTCCAACATCTAATTCTGCGTGTTCACCTTTTATTCTTAATCCATTAGTTGGGTCATATTTTAAATAATTATCAGATTCACCTATTGCCATTCCATATACATCACTACTTTCTCCTAAATAACCATTCAAATTTCCTATTCTAACTCTAGTAGTCAAAGCACTCCAAGGACTTCCTGCGTGTGTAAATACTGACATATAAGGAGCATTTGTTTCAGAAGCTGTCATATTTAAACCACCTTCACCAGAAGCACCATAATTAACTACTGCTGTACCTTTTGACCATAATGGATTAGAATCTGCTCCATAATTAGAAGCCTTATCTCTATTTACTGTATAATCTCCACTTCCATTATCAGTAGTAACTTCAAACCATTCATCATAATCTCTATCTTTTATTCTTAGAAAATCTCCTACTACAAATGTAGAAGTATCTTTTGTTATTAAATGACAAGCATCTAATGCAGTCATAGTAGTTTCTAATACATCAGCATCTAATATAGCCATACTACCACCTACTGCTGATATAACATCCTTTTGAAAAACTGCTGTTCTAAATATTCCTCTACAAGCTATATTTCCAACTTCTAATAAATCAGGAGATAAATGAAATCCCGAACCAAAAGTACCACTTGAATAATTAGAACTTTCTATTTTTAAATTTGCACCATCTACATTTATATATGAACTACTTGTTCCAACTCTTATTAAAGTATTGCCACTATCTATTAAAATCTTTGAATTATCGGTAACTGCATCATCTGATAATGTTGTAGCACCTATTATCCATCCACCAATAGTTCCAGTTGTTGCTGTGATTGAACCAGATATATTTGCTGACGTAGCTACTAAATTTCCAAATTCTGTTACTCTAAATGGTGCTATTGTTGGGTCAACATCACCAGCCCAGAACCTAATATCATCTCCTGCTGTAACTGCTGACGACATACCTACTCCTCCAGCTGTATCTTTTATATAATCTTCTCCAAGAGTCCAACCACCAACTTTACCACTTGTAAATTTAACTGTTCCATCTGCTGTAACATAGGCAATAGCATTTTCTCTATCTGCTGTAAATTGTGTATTGATACAACCCCACCAAGCATCTCCACTTGAATTAACGTGAAAACTTGAAGCAGTTGTATTTTCATCTGGAATATGTATATTACCTGCTACTAAAGAACCTCTAAAAATACCAGCAGCAAATTCTACAAGACCATTACCTCGTATTATCCAACCAGCAGAACCGCTTACAAAATTCTCACTTTGTATATTTTGATTAGCTTCAAATACATTTATATTAAGATTTTGAAACTCAACACCAGAAGGAGGAATAACTTGTTGTAATTCTACTATTTCTTCGTTTATATCAGCATTATCTTTACGATTAAACTGAGAATATCCTAATTGTGATATACTTGGCATATTATTTTGTTGCTAATTCTACATCCATAGAAAATCCATATAATGAGAAGTAAGGGTTTTGTCCTACTTCTACTCCTTCAATCTGTAATAATTCTCCTTGTTCTACTTTAGGAGTAGCTGTTTCTATATATTTATTAAGTTGCATTAAAGGTTTTGGTTTAATTAAATCTCCACTATTCTTATTTATTATTCTACTTTTTAATTGTAGTCCTTGCGCTCTATTTGAAAATGCTGTCATTTCAATAAGTCTTTTATGTTTATCAGCCATTCCAAAGTCAAAAGGTTTTGTTCTAAAAAATGCTTGTATATCATTACCATCATCTGAGTTTACCAATGTGCCATCTGTATATTTACCTAGATTCATAACTTCTCCATCAGTAGTTCCCATATAAAGTCTGTCGTCTCCTGAATCATTATATCTAGCAAATATTTCTATTCCATCGTGATATTCGTGCCATCTCCAAGTCTGAGTAGGTATGTTATAGATAAGTGAGCAATTAGAATAACTTATTCCATTTACAGTTACATTACCTACATATAAATGATATTCTTCATCAACTACTTCAGCAAACATAGCAGAAGGAGTAGAACCTTTTATAAAATCTAATACTCTACCAGCTATATTCTGTGGTCTTCCACCAGTAGACATCCATACTCCATCTTGATTAGCCCATATCATATAAGCTCCTGAGTTTTTAATAGTTCTATGATTAGAACAACCTACATCCCAAACTTTTTTCTTGGTAGATTGGTCATACATATATGCTGAATACTCTGTAAATAACATTAGTCTATCCCAATTAACACCACCACCAATAAGTCCTTCGCTATAATCGACATCAATGAAACCTGTACCTGCTTGATATTCTGTCCATCCTATTGAACCTGCTACTGGAGCATCTGAAATTCCTACTCTATAAGGTAAAGCTCCACCATCATAAAGATTTATCATATATAATCTATCTCTATATCTTTTAATGAATTTAGCTTGAGGGGCATTAGTTATATTTGTAGTTTCTGAAACTGTTGTAGTTCCTGTAAAAGTCATTGTTGGTAAAAAGCCATCAGTAGCTCCATATCCTACAAAGAAACAATATCCTAAATAATCTTCCATTTCTACAGTAGTATCTTCATATCCATCCCAAGTTGTAGATAATGTTATATTTGTCCAACTTTGTTCTACTACAACATTCTCAGCGTGAGTGTTAGTTAAATTTTCAGTAAGAGTGATACTAACTCCAACAGAAATTGTGTCTATTACTTTTGTTTCTTCGTTAGTATATCCTTTAGCCAATATTACTATATCTCCTGCTATGAACCCTGTTGTAGAAGCTACCGACACAACTTTTTGTCCACTAGCAGATTCAACATCAACCGTTGTACTAGTATCTGTATAATAAAATAATTCTGTATCAGCACCATCAGAACTATTACAAGTAGCTAACATTTTTTGTGTTGCAGATGATTGTCTAAAGTTATGAAGTCCTGTAATTGGTTTAGCGTCTAATGCTCCACCTACCTGTGAATATCCTGGTCGTTTTAATATAGCTCCTAGTTTATGTGAAGTAACTACATTATCTTGAACTTCAAGCATATCATCTCCCATAAGGAAAGGACTTATCTGTGTATTAGCTCCTTGTAAAAATTGTAAGTATTCTATTCTCATCGTCTTGTATATAATAAATTAGTTCTACCATTATCTAAGTCATTGTTGAATTTATGATATGTCATCTCTTCCATAACTGGAATGAATTGAGAAGCAGCATTACGAGCTAACTCTTTCTCAAATTGTTCCATTATTTTATCTCCTTCACTTCTATTTCCTTTTCTTATTTCTATTCTAGCTCTCAAATAAGTTTCTAAAGTATTAAAAAATGGTATATCAGTTGTATCACTGAAATCACTAAATCTTGTTTGAGCTTTTAAGTATTTGAATTTAAAAGTATATCCGACATAATCACTACCAATGGGAGCATCAACAACTATCTTTCCATTAAATATTGTATAGGTTCTAGGTAATCCTGGTTGAATATTCTGCCATACATTTTCATCTACAGAGTGGTCACTATCTACATTAGTACAACCAGTTAAAGTTCCAGTAGCTTCTGTATTTCCAGTATAACTAATAGTATCCTCTCCAATATAAACTGTTCCTGATTCAGAGAACTCATAAGTGCTATCTAATACTATTGAAGTATCATCTTCTGTTATAGCAGTTTTAACTTGAGTAACTGGTATATTAGTAAACTTATCATCCATTTCTGCTGGATCAATATATCTTAGAGATACTGTACCAAATCTAACATTTAATATTCCTTGTTTAGAATCAGGATATTTAAGGCTATAAGTTAATCCTGACAAAGCATATTCATTTTCATTCTCTGTAGCTGGAATAGAAGTATCATCACATATTAATTCGTGAATCCAATCTTTAACTACTCTAGTACCTCTTTCATTAGTATAAATATATTGACTAATACTATCTTGCCATTGGTTACATTGATTTAATAAGAACTTTCTAGTAATCTTTCCTGTTTCGTTAATTTCTTCATCACACATTTCTAGTGCTGAATCTACTTGATTCTGAATGGCTGTATTTCCAAGTCCTGCTGCTAATACATAATCACTAGCTGAACTTTCAGTAACACCATCTGTAAATTTAGCATAGTAATACTTATAAGTGGTATCAGTAGTAATTAGTGTATATTTAGTTGATTCTCTATTCCACTTAATCATTGTAGCATCTGCTAATTGACGACCTGAAGCAGTAATAGCACCAATAGAAGCTATAATAGTACCTGCTACACCATCTGTATCAGACCCATAAATTGCTATTCCTCTTTCTAGTATCTTTGTAACTGGAGTACTAATATCGTGAGAAAAACTTGGAACTATTGGTGAAGTCGCTGAATTAGTGATTGTCAAAGCTGTCCCTCTATCAATAGGATCAACTAGATTTATATCATCAGTTTCAGTTTTAGCATCTCCTATTTCTCCAAACAGAAGCCAATCATCATCAGATAATCCACTATTATCATCCAACGATAATGTAGCAGTTCCTGCTGTAAGTGAACTTCTTAGGTAATGTTTTGTATAACCAGAAATATCAGGATGT